ATTGCAGTTAAGAAGACACAAAGTAATCCAATAGCAGTAATTCAAAACAGTGCTAAAAATAATGACAACAAAATTTATTATATTTTAGGTGGTATTATGGCAGCACTTGTAATATTGATAATTATAATTGCCGTTTTATTAAAAAGAACATCAAACGAAGACGATGACGATATAAATGATGCGGATGAATTATCTGATGATTATGATTATTCATTAAAAAATGCAATTGACCAAGCTAATGGTAATGCGGAAAGCGAAAACGAATATGATGAAATGGTTGAAAAGAGTAATGTAAAATCACAAATAATTAATCCAACAGATTATAATGTTTTTAAAGATGTTAATGATGAGGTTGGAGTTGATAAGATTCAAGATGATGAAGATTATACTCCTGATTTGAAACTAAAGAAAAAAGGTAAACATTTTTAGAGTTAATATTCGCTACTGCTGTATGTGGCAGTAGCGTACATGCCACTATAGCTCAGTTGGTAGAGCAACTGATTCGTAACCAGTAGGTCTGCAGTTCGATTCTGCATGGTGGCACCAACGAAAAACAGCTAAATCAATAGGTTTAGCTGTTTTATTATTTTTTTATATTCATTCAATATTATAACATTTTTAACATTTTTAACTATTTTAGTGTGTCAAATAGGTGTGTCAAAATTAGCCTAAAAATTGATTCACTTTATCAATAGATTTTTGATTGTCTTGTGAATCTAAATGTGTATATATGTCTAATAAAGTTCTTAAATCTTTGTGACCAGTCCATTGTTGAGCTTGTTTAACATCAATATCAGCTTTGTATAAAATACAAGCAAATGTGTGTCGTAGTTGATGTAGTGTAAATTGTATTGGTTCTTCAGATACAGCATTAAGTTTATTTATAATTCTTTCATGTTTTCTTTTTATAGCAGTTTGACTCATCATTTTATTACGTGCATTAGGGAATACAAAGTCATCATCTGCATGTTGCTTTTTCATTTTCTTTAATGTGGTCAGAATGATATTAAAGATTGGCACTTTTCTTGCTTCATGGTTTTTTACATCTTTTAGCTCAGGTTGGTTCGTATTAATAAAAACTGCCTTGTCAACATTAATATATTTTTCCCTAATGTTAATATCTTTATATGTTAAAGGTATTACTTCACCACGGCGAAGACCAGTGTAGATTAAGAATAATGCCATAAAAACATCGTCATCACTCTCGGCTAACTTTTTAATTAAATTAATAGTCGTATCATCTAAAGGTTTCTTTTCTGGAGATTTGTGCCTTTTTATAGTAACTCCACTTGCAACATTTCTGTATATATAATCATTCTCAATAGCCTTGTTTAAGATGGCTTTTATTGTCATTAAAGTGTTATTCTTTGCCTTGGTTAGCCCTTTTTCATCTAGTTTGTTTATGAGATATATAATGTCGCTTTGTTTTAATTTTTTCAGTTTAATATTTCCTATATATGGTTTTATGTATAATCGTATAATACTCTTATACATTTTGTAAGTTGCCTTTGCAACATCTTTTTTGTATGTAATAAGCCATTTATCAGCCCATGTAGAAACTGTTATGTTTTCATCTGTTACAACTACACCTATATTAGATAAATGTTTTTGCTCGATATATTGTCTTTCCAGATCACGTGGATTGTCAGAGTATAAAGTAATTAGGTTACCTCCAACACTAACTCTTTTCATTAACCTACCATCTTTTCTTTTTGTATATGTAAAAGCCATAAAAAAACCTCCAAATTTCAAATTTACACTTGAAAAGTGGAGATACATTGTATATAATACAAATGTAACACTTTTCAATAGTGTACCCTGATGCAAGATAGTATGTCACCTGCTAAGTACGTACTATCTTTTTATGTTAAGTATTATATAACAAAATATTAAAATAATCAATACTAAAAGAGCAGTTCACTTTTATGAACTGCTCTTTTATTTCTTTAATTTCACATCTCTTAAAAAAGTTCCTTTGTTGTTGTTGCTATATAACGTATCCATTCGTTCTTCCCAAGCATTAGAATAATTTTTTTTATTTTTGTTTGAATTGTTGCTAAACATTACAATAATTCCTATAAATGACATAATCAAACTTTCAACACACAATGAAAAAGCAAATGAGACTAATGGATTATGATTTGCTATACTAGCTCCTACTGCAAATAAAATTGCAAGTATTACAGTTGTTGGATTGGTTTTATTAATAAATATATCAATTAGATCGCTAATAGCTATAATAATTAGTCCAGTTACAATTAATGCGATATTGTCAAGAACGATACCAACAACACCAAGTATTGCAAAAACAAGTTCAATAATAAACATTATCATAAAATCATCTCCTTAGTTTATATAACTTCGCCTTTTCCTAAGTTGTTTTTCTTTTTATATTTTAAAAAGCTTATAAATACTTTAATTTCATTTATTTCTTCTTGACTAAAATTATCTATATTAAATGATATATTAGGATTCTTTTTAAAATTAGACAAGCCAAGCAAGTAATCTATAGAACAATCGAAAAATTTAGCCATTCTGATTTTAACAATATCATCAGGTTCACGAAGGTTTTTTTCATACATGCCAATAGAACTGGTAGATACAGATAATATACCAGCTAACTGTTTTTGATTTAATCCTTTTTCCTCTCTCAAAACCTTTATTCTTTCGCCTTTCATAAGAATCCTCCCTCACAATTATTATAACACAAAACGTGTCAAAAATAAAACACAAAACCACAAAAAGTGAATAAAATTAAAAAAAACTATTGACAAAACCACGGAACGTGATAGAATGTAATCACGAAATGTGATAAGGAGGCGAAAAACGTGGAGGAATTAAAGAAATTTAGAACTAATAAGAGATATACAATGAAAGAGTTTGCAGGGATTATAGGAGTGTCTTTGTCATTGTATGCAAAAGTAGAACAAGGTCAACGTAAGCCAAGTCGCCAATTTGTAGAAAAGTTGAAAACCAAATATCCAAGTTTCAATGTTAATAAATTATATTAGCAAACCACATAATGTGAAGTTTATAGATGAAAGCGACTCAAAATATAATCAGAAAGGGGTGATACTATGGCAACAAATATTTGCAGTAGAACACGAAGAAAGTTCAGCCCAGTTAAAGAATTGGCTGAAGAACTAGGAACATCAGTACAACAGGTTTATAGAATACTTAAAAAACCTGCAATGGAAGAAGCAATACAAAAAATAGGTACAGCTGGAATACGCGTTGATAAAGAAAAGTTTTATCAAATACTAGGACAAATTTATAGATAAGGAGGTGAAGTAATGACAGATACTGATTTAATCAAAGAACAAGCTAAAAAAATACTCATGCTTGAAAGCTTAACAGGTGAATTACAGTCAACCAATAGTGAATTATCTATAGAACTTGTTAATGCTGAAACAAGAGCAACAGAATACGCAAGAAAACTAAAAGCAATAGAAGACGAAGTTAACAGCTATCAGTTCGATAGCGCAACTAATTTACAAAATAAAATAAAAACAATCTTAATGTCTAACAACGATAGTATGGAAGAAGTTAAACATTAAGATTATTAAACTACATAGTAAATAGCTATGTTTGTATTATAACAAATATTTAAAAAAAAGGAAAGAGTTTTATGGAAGAAACAACAGAAATTTATGACCAATATTTTGACAAATATAAAGATAATCCTATCAACTTAGACAGTTATTATGAATATTTAGCTGAAAGAGATGACAGGATTTGGGAGGGATAATATGGAAAGTATAAAAGTAAGTGATTTAAGTAACCAAGAACTGTTAGACGAAATTGCTATTTTAGATATTCAGATAGATGCACAATCTAAAATTATGTCAAATTACAGGTTCAAAAAAAATGAATGCATTGAGGAATTAAAAAAGAGAATTAGCAAGGAGGAACAGTAATATGCCGTTAGCAAAAGAAGCAACATTAAATGATGTGAATTTAAAAGTAATGATATGGGGGGAATCTGGTAGTGGCAAAAGTAGATTTGCATTATCAGCACCAGCTCCATTAGTTGTAGATTTAGAAGGAAGCACAAGACTTTACGCAGGAGAATTTAACTTTTGGAAAGCTGAGATAGACAAAACAAATCAACTAGCATGTAATTCAGCTAGTTTGGTTAAGAATATCATTTCAGAAATATTGAAAGGTGAATATCCAGATAGAAAAACTTTAATTATAGATCCAGTTACAGACTTGTTAGATTGTATAGAAGATATTTGTGCTTCACAATACGAAAAACAAATAGGAAAAAAAGTAGACAGTTTAAATGCCGTACAAAAAACAAAGTGGTATGCGTTCAGAAGGGAAACTTCAAGAACGATACTGAATCAATTAAAAGATGTACCAATGAATCTAGTTTTGATTGCAAGAGCAAAGAACGTGTGGGATACGGTCGATGGTAAAATGCAACCTGTAGGTCTTACATACGATGCACTAGATATAGTTGAATATTTGATGGATATAGTTATTCAACTAGAAAAAAACGGTGAAGAAACAAGAGCAATAGTAAAAAAATCACGTATAGGTAGTTTACCTAAAGTATTAGAAGTTAAAAACTTTGATTCAATTACACAAGCACTAGTAAGTAATAGAAAACTAGCAAAAAGCATTGAAACAAAATCACACTCTGAAATAAATAGAATGGAGGAAAATAAGTGATTGAAATAATGATAGGAGATCCATACGATGATAACAATTTTACTTTTTCTTTTGAAACATTAACAGATGCAGTTGAGTTTATAAAAGTAATATTTGAAAATGGCTACGATTGTTATGTAAGGGATACAAATAATAACAAATGAAAGGAAAATATGATGATGGATAACCTGGGTTTTATTAAGACATATAGAAAGATATTAGATAATCCAATAGTCTTTAAAGATACTGATTATTTTGCAATTTGGATATATTTGCTATTAAAAGCGACACATACAAATTGCAAAGCAATTTTTAAAGGCGAAGAAATTATATTAAAACCTGGTCAATTAATAATTGGCAGAAAATCAATAGCAGAAAAACTGAAGGTTGACGAGAACAAAGTGCAACGCGTTTTAAAAAGTTACGAAATCCAACATCAAATTGAACAACAAATGAGTAATAAAAACAGGCTAATTACAATAGTTAACTGGAATAAGTATCAATCAAAACGACATCAAAATGAACAACAAGTGAACAACAAACGAACAACAAGTGAACAACAAGTGAACACAAACAAGAATGATAAGAATATAAAGAATGTAAAGAATATATATTTATATTTTATTAATAAATATAAAAGCAACGAAAAAAATTTTTCTAAGCAAATGAAAATAATATCAAAAATGCGACAAGATGAAAAATGGAATGAACTTACGCAAGAAGAACAGCTTGATTTACAATCAGCAATTTTTGAGGAGGAATAGTAAGTGCATGATGAAGAAAGAAGATTATACGCTACAAGTGAAGAAGTAATTGAGTTAACCAAGTTAGAAAATAGATTACTAAATTATTTAATAAAAAATAAAGGAAAGGTATTAAATATTAATAATATAGCTTGCTACGTTTATGGTGAAAATAATTATTACACAGAGTTGTCAATAAGAAATCTTATATGGCGTCTTAGGAACAAGATACAAGATGTAGAGATTGCTAATATATTTGGCTATGGCTATGTTATTTTTTGAGGAGGAAGAAAGAATGAAAGAAATAAAAGAAACAAATAATTATGAGATGTTTAAAAAACTAGAAGGTAACAGAATTGTAGACGGCAAAAGAATTGAAAAGATAAAGAAATCAATATTGAAAGTAGGATATATTACAAGTCCTATCCTAGTAAATCAAAATATGGAAATTATTGATGGTCAGGGAAGGTTTGAAGCATTAAAGCAGTTGCAACTGCCAGTTGAATACATAGTTCAAAATGACATAGGAATTAAAGAATGTGTAGCAATGAATGTACATCAAACCAATTGGAATGCACTTGATTACATTAAGAGTTATGCAGAAAGAGGAATTAAAAGCTATGCATATATGCAAAACTTAATAGATAAATATCACAAAAGTAATGTATCATTAGTTCATATAGCTACTGCAACAAAAGGTTTAACAAGATTTGGAGCAGATATAATTAGAGATGGTTTACTTGAAATAACAGATGAAGAATATCAAAATGCAATTCAAAGATTAGATTTAGTTAAAGAAATTGCAGAAAAATATAAAAAAATACCTCGTACTAATTTTATAGTAGTTGCGATGTTGTATTGCTTAATTATAGATTGTGTGGATTTTAAAAGATTGAAAGAAAAAGTTATAGAAGTATTAGATTACGGAAAAGTACCACCAATACCAACAGTAGACGAAGCAGTACAATTTTTGGAAAATATTTATAACAGAAACAGCAAAAAGCCAACAGTATATATTTATACAGAATATAGAAAGCATATTGAAGAACAAAGAGCAAAAGCATTTAGAAAAATGAATGAAAAACACAGAATGAAAGAATACGCAATCGAATTCGACAAAATGTAAAAATTGGAGGGCAAAAGATGAAAAGAATGAGATATTACGCAGAATCTAAAAGAGAGATTCTAGCAACAGGTTATTGTTTTGGTCTATTATATTTCATATTAAACTTAGGGTTTCACCCTACAGCATATATAAAAGTGCCAGACGATATAGAGATAAACTATGATGATATAGATGTGCATGGAGGCATTACATATTATGGCGACCATTTATGGGTTACAGAGAATGAAAAGTTAGAAGGTAAATTTATTGGCTGGGATTATGCACACCTTGGAGACTATGTAGGCTTTGCAAGACTATTTCCAACTGTATGGAAAGAAACAGAAAAAAAATGGACTACCAAAGAGATTTACGAAGAAGTAAGACACGCATGTTATCAAATTCAGAAAAAAAAGAGGAGAACAAACAGATGAATTATCAAATCACCATAAACGAAAAAGCTATTGGAAAAGCAAGACCAAGATTTAACATGTATCAAAAACGAACATATACACCTCAAAAAACTAAAAATTACGAGGAGACAATAAAGTACATGTTTCGACAAAAATATGGTCATAATTTCAATCCTAGTGAAAATCAAATATATATCAAAATAGATGTCGAGTACGCACCGCCCCAAAGTTACAGCAAAAAGAAAAGACAAATGCTTATTGATGGACAAGTTGGTTATACACATAAACCAGACTGCGATAATATAGCAAAAGCTGTTTTAGATGCTTTGAATGGTGTTGTGTGGAAAGATGATAAGCAAGTAGTAGGATTATTAGTTTTTAAAGCTTATGGTGAAGAAGATAAGATAAGTATTGAAATAAGAGAGGTAGATTAATGATGATGATTTTAAATCAAGATAAAGATATGATTGCTAATGTTAGCAATAGTATGGAAGTATGTATTGTCGATAGAGGAGAAGAAGAAAATAAAGTTATTGTAGTTGCATTTGGAAATGATGGACATGCAATTTTGGGAAGATATAAAACAGCAGAAAGAACGAAAGAAGTACTTTCAGAAATATTTGAAAGAATGAAAACAACAGGATTTGATTTCACTTATGAAATGCCAAAGGAGTAGGTTTATGAAGAAATTTGGAGTTTTTATTATGTTTTCTGCAATGGTAATTAAAATATATATGAGCTGGGGATTCACAGGAACAATAGTACTAGGATTTGCATTTGTAGTAATTGGAGGACTTTTAGGTGCAAACAATATAGAAATTACCTTTGGCAGAGATGATGACGATGATGATTTTTGGGAGGATTAGAAAAGTGAGTTTATATAATACATTATTTGGAAAAAATGATGAAACACCAGTTCTGTTAGGAATGCTAGGTGTTAATATGGAATATTTTGATAGATTTAGAGATGTTGATTTAATTGATAATGGAACAAAGATTAGAGTATTTACACGTTTAGGTGGTGGAAATCGCGAGGGATATGAAGAAACATGGAATAAGATTCAAAGTCATGAATTATACATAAGAGATTATGATGATGATTTTGATTGCACATATGCCTATATAGAATACAATATTCCAGAAAATTTCAAAGAAACAGCAAAAAAAATGTTTAAAGGCGAGCCTGTAAGTTTTTCTGACAGGTTCAAAAAAGAGTTAGAAGAAATGAATAAACCAGGAACAGAAGCATATGAAAAAGCTGAAAAAATTGCACAACAAATTATTAATGGATTTGAAAATGGAAATCACATAATAAATCTTTAGGAGGATAAAAAATGAATAGAGCAAAAAGACGTAAACTAGCTAAGCAAATAAATACGCCACAAAAATTAGAACAAGTAGTAGAAGCAACAACAAGAGAAAGAACAGCAGATATAGTAAAAGAATATAGGCAAAAACTGTTAGATTACACAGAAGTTATGGTTGTTATTACAGCTTATGTTTTAAATCTTGAAGGGTTTGGAAAAAAGAGATTGCCTAAGATTATTAATCGTATTTTGATGAATATAGACAGTTTTCGTACAGGTGAATTAACACCAGAGGATTATACAATAATTCGCAAAGAAATGGAAAATTTAGGAATTAAAATTTAGGAGAGGTAATAATGAAAATATTAGAAAAAATTATGTATTTAGTATATATATTGGCGTTTACACTTAACATATATTTAGTTATAAAAACAAATGATTATAATAGGTTAGCGGTTGTTATATGGATATTTAATGCTGGAATGATGTTTCATTTATACATACAAACAGATAAATTTGGAGATGAAAGAGTTAAGTGGCGAGATGAACTGGTAAAGAAAACTATTAAATGTCTTGGAGAAGCTGTTAAACTAAATGACGAAATAATAAAAACAGTGGGAAATGACTTTGTAAGCAAAACTGTAATAGCAGAAATAAGAGATAAAGCAAAAGAAATGGACGAGTATAATTTATCAAATGTAATAAATGATCTAAATATAGTATTGGGGGAAGATGAAAATGGAAGTAAATGATGTAGTGCAATTTAATGAAAATCATAAATGGTGTGGTTGTCTAGGGATAATTGATGAGATAAAAGATTGTGGTCAAAATGGAATAAGGTATATGGTAGGAGTTCCAATGCCACAACAAGGAACAGCTTATATATTTGTTATGAGTACAGAGAATGCAATCGAAAGGATTGGTAGAGCAATACTTGTAGCTAAAAAGGGTGATGAATAATGAGTGAAGAAGAAGCACAAAAAGTATTAGATGAAATGCACAATGTTAGACCAGAAAAATTAAATGGAGAGGCTAAAAGATTATTTCATGCAATAATGACAATAGCAGACGAAAGAGATAACTATAAAGAACTTTATAATCAAGAAACAGAAGAATCTCAAAGAGTAATAAAGCATTTATGGGATATGGTAGACGAACTAACACAAAATGAAGAAAAGCTAAAAATAGAGTTAGGGAAAGAAAAAGAAAAAAATACAGAGTTAAGAATCAAAATAAGTGCAAGAGAAACAGTAGTAGAAGAACTAAAAAAAGAATTAGAGCAAGAAAAAGAAAAGAATAAAGAATTAGAAGAAGAAAACCAGAAATATCCAATTAAAATGACAGATGAACAATATAAGGATGTAATAGATTTAGCACAGAAAGACATTAAAGATGAGCTTGAAAGACAAATAAATACACGAATTATAAATGAAGAATTTATTGAAAAGAATTATATCAGCAAGGACAAAATAATGGAATTTATAAAAGAAGAAACCAAAGAGGGTACATATAATTTTAAGTCAATTTCAGCCAAAAGATTAAAAGAATTATTGGAGGGCAAATAAAATGAGTAAAGCAGATGAGATGTTTGAAAAGTTAGGTTATAAGAAAAAAGGAAAAGAAGGAAAAGGTTGTTATATAGAATACATAAAAAAAGAAAAATCAGTAGATGAAGAATATGTTATTTCATTTGTGATGAAAACTGTAATGGCAACTTTATACAAAGGCTTACTGAGAAAACCACTTGCATTGGAGGTACCTGAACTAGAAGCAATAAATGAAAAATGCAAAGAATTGGGGTGGGTATAAATGGAAGAAATAAAAGTTGGAGAGTATATAAAAACTGTAGCAGGGCATATAGGAAAAATAATTAGTTTTAATGATGGAATGTACACAGCCCAAATGAAAGATGCAACAATAGATTTATACATAGATGACATAAAAAATCATAAAGAAAACATAATAGATTTAATCGAAAAAGGTGACTATGTAAATGATAAATTAATACATAAAGTAGATATTAGAGAAAATAGTGCTTATATTTATTATGGAAATGGTAAAACATTTTGTGATTATCAAATTAAAGATGTCGTAACAAAAGAGCAATTCAATCAAATGAAATATATAGTAGGAGATTAAGAATGGGCAAAAAAGAAGAATTAAAAGATAAAAATTTTATAATTGAAACCTATAAATCTAAAAATTGCAAAGATGTAAATATTTATTATTATGCAGATAAAACAGTTGCAATAAAAGATTTTGTAGATGCTCACAATATAGTTTATATTGATGCAGATATAATGAATAAAGTTATAGCAGGTATGAAAGAGTTAGGTTGGTTAGAAAGTTAAATATATAGTAGGAGATGAGTAGATATGAAACTATGGGAGTTTATATTGTTAATATTAGGGGCATTAAGTTTAGTACATTATATAAGTTATTCAGTATTTAGATACAAAAATTATGCCAAATTTGTATTTGGAATATACAAAGAAAAATCAAGTATTGCAGTAATAAGATTTATTGAGTTTGGTATAATTATTGTAAATGCTGGAGTATGGTTATACAAAATTTTATTTTAAAAAAGTTGAGGGATAGAAGATGGGATATAGATTAGAAATAAGTAAAATGAAACATGCATATTGTGCAGGAAAATTATATGGATATACAACAGAAGAAGATTTAAAAAGCTATAAATGGTTACTAGAACATGAATATATTACTGGAGAGGAAAGTTGGACTTATGAATGTAATCCACAAATAGTTTTAACAGCAAAGGAGTTTAAGGAATTTATAGAATTATATAATGAAGATCATAAAGAACATTATAAAGAAACAGACGATTGGCTTATTAATAACAAAGAAATGCAAGAGTTAATTAATGATAACTGCAATAAAGTGCTAGAGTGGTGTTAGTATCAGAAGGAGGATTAAAAAATGAATAAAGAAGTTGAAGTTGATAAAAAAGAATTAGCAAAACAAATAGAAGAAAATATACGTAATGGAACTACAGAAATAGATATGAATAACTAAGGAGGAATGTAATATGTCTAAAAAGAAACGTGTTTTAACTGATATGGAAAAAATAAAAATTAAATTAGCTAAAAAGGAATTGACACAGTATAAGAATGATATGGAATACATAAATGAAAAATTAAGTGATACAGAGGAAATTAGAACTAAATTAGAAAGCATTACAACTGTTTTAACACCATCTAAAAGTTTTAGTGGAGGAGCAAGTCCTGACAAATTCGCTGATGGAATATCAAGAATAGAAGAACTGAAAGGGCAGATGTCACTCAGAATGGCTCAAATATTAGAAAACAAGTTTCGAATTGACAAAAATATTGATTTACTTCCAGATACTTATAGAGATGTATTATTTTACAGGTATTCTAGGAATATGAAATGGTCGGAAGTAGCAAAAAAAGTAGGATATAACGAAAGATATGTTTCAGGTGATTTGCATGGAGAAGCATTGTTCCTCTATTCCAAAATAATGTAAAAAATAAAAGTTCTGACACTTTCTGTATATAATCTGACATTTTTTTATGCTATATTATATATGGAATATTTCATAATTATTCTTCCGAAAGAGATACCAGTAGGTTTCATTGGGATTGTACCTTTAAGTCATTATAAAACAGTCTCTTGCCAGTAAATATATTATTAACCATGTGAAGACTAAATATCATTAGGCATGGAATTACCGAATGGAGTAATCAGATGTAAGGATACTTGCATAAGGTTGCGGTGATTGTATAGTAATATGCAATCAGAAGATGGAAACATCAACGACGAGGTAATGTGCAAAGATATAACGTACAATCAGGTACTAAAGGTGTCGCGGTAACAATAGACGTCCTATGTTAGGAAATAAGCCCCTATACTACAAGGTGATACTTGTAAGTCAATCGAGGTAAAATCAAAAAAATACCGTTTCCCATGAAGATTCTGAAAAGAAGATATAAGGCACTAATAGGTTAAAGTAGCCCAAGGGACAGCTGAATTAGCTCAGTGGTAGAGCGTACGGTTGTAGGTCCGTAAGGTCTTAGGTTCGAATCCTAAATACAATTCTGAATGATGGGTGAAATTTATAGGTAAGCAATCCTATACAAGCATGGAAAGGGGTAAGAAGTATTAAGGTAGCTCCTTAATGCTCAGACTTATCTCCTTGTTGACTGAATAATTGTAAGAGTTATGTTGATGTAAGGCGAAGGTCTAATAATATATTTTTACATACTGCGAGTGGAAGGTAAGGCATCTTGCTGGTCTCATAAACCAGATTAAACTAGTTCGATTCTAGTACGTCGCAACCAAAAAAACTATTGCTAAATAGATTTTTTCATTTAATCCAAAGAAGATTGCCGAAAAAACGGTAATCTTCTTTTAAAGAAATGTGTAGTGGTGGAATAGGTAGACACTCTTAAAACCGTATCTCATGGTTGTCAAAAAGAGAAAGGGAGGGAAGGAAAGCTGTTGACGGTTATCTGAAGGCTTTTATGTTAGGTGCAAATCCTAACCTACACAAAGCTCCTATAATAGATATTAACAATACTAGATAGTTGATATATATTCTCATAAAGAGGCTCCAAGAATTAAGTATTATTGTAGTTGACCAGAAACTCTCCAGCTGATTCTAGTTAAGGCTAAATATATGGGTTTAGTTTAAAAGCAAAACAGCGGTCTCCAAAACTGCAAGATAAGGGTGCAAGACCTTTAACCTATGCCATAGGTACATTCAATAGTGTGTGAATGATAAATAGTGACACATAATCAACAGCCTCATTTATATATCAACGTGAGAGATATATTGTTTTACATGTTAAAAAAATATGTCGGATTTGGCTTATGTCCGTGAATACAGAATCGTACGTCTGTATAGGCAACTTATATATAGTACACAGTAGAAATAACATAGAGTGCAATATTCTATAACTATTTCTATTGTGTAGTGTTTATAACATGTTTAAGAGGTGATTATATGACACAAAAAGAATTGTTCGAAAGACATCAAAAAAAGTGTAAGAATTGTACTTTAAAAAACAAGTGTGAAGGGATACATATAACGATAAAAAATACAACAATATGTGAGGCAGGTGAAGAAAAGAATGAAAGTAATAACAATACCATATATCAATAGTGAAGGAAAACCAGCAGATTATTTTTATGATCTAACAAATGGAGCTAAAGTAATAAAAGTAGGGACGATATTAGATGTATCAGAAAAAAGAGCTAAAGAGTTAATGGGAGATAACAAGTTTAATATTAAATTTGCTAAACCATATGAAGAAGCTAAAGAAGTTAAATCAAATAACAGCTTAGAAGAAATGACAAGAGAAGAGCTATTTGAGTTAGCGAATATATTAGGATTAAAAGTTCCTAAGAATACAAAAACAATCAATTTAATAAACAAAATAATAGAGAAACAAAACTCTTAAAAATAGGGGAGGTCTGAAATATGACTGATAAACAAAAATTATTCTGTGATGAATACTTAATAGATATGAATGCAACTAGAGCATATAAAGCAGTTTACAAGGATTGCAAAAAAGATGAAACTGTAACTGCAAGTGCGAGTAGATTGTTAAGAAATGTTAATGTCAAAGCGTATATAGATAAAAGAATAGAAGACAGAACAAAAAGAACAGAAATAACACAAGACATGGTTATAAAAGAACTTGCTAAAATAGCATTTTTTAATATTAAAAATATATTTACGGAACAAGGAACGCTCAAAGATGTTAAAGATTTAGATGATGATACTGCTGGAGCAATTTCTGCTATTGAAGTAACACAAAAAGCAGGTGCAATGAAATTAGAGTTTGGCGGTGGCATTCCTATTGAACATATACCAGAGGAAACAACCAAGATTAAGACAAACGACAAAAAAGGTGCATTAGAATTATTAGGCAAACATCTAGGAATGTTTAAAGAAACAAATATGAATATAAACATGAGTTATGAAGATTACATCAACAAAGTAGCTGATGAAGATGACTATTAATACAAAAAAATATATAGAGAACTATTTGAAGATTCGAAATAAAGAATCTCAAATAGTTCCTTTGGTTTTAAATGAACCACAACAAAAATACTATGATGTAATAAAGAAGCTTCATAACGAGGGTAAACCGATTAGAATAATAATATTAAAGGCAAGACAAATGGGATTTAGTACTGTTACAGAGGCAATACTATTTAAGAAAACAGCTACAAAGCATAATGTTAGTTCTGGAATAGTAGCACATAAAGAGAACAGTACAACAAACTTATTTGAAATGTCAAAATTATATTATGAAAACTTGCCAGAACCAATGAAACCAGCTAGAAAAAAATCAAATGCTAAAGAGCTAGTATTTAATAATAAATTTAATACAGGTTTAAACAGCAGAATAAAGTGTATGACAGCAGGTGGAAATGGTATAGGTCGTTCAGATACATTTATTAATTTGCACTTATCAGAGTTAGCGTTCTGGGAAGGTGACAAAAAGAAAACACTAATAGGATTATTACAAGCAGTACCAAATACGTTAGATTCAGTTGTTATTATAGAATCTACAGCAAATGGATATGAGTACTTTAAAGAACTATGGGATAAAGCTGTAGCTGGAGAAAATGAGTTCTATCCATTATTTGTAGGGTGGAATGAATTAAAAGAATACCAAATGCCATATACAGGTTTTAAATTAACTGATGAAGAAAAACTTTTGCAAGAGAAATATAATTTGTCGTTAGAACAGCTAACATGGCGTAGATGGTGTATAAATAACAACTGCGGTGGCGATATAGATATATTCAAACAAGAGTATCCTATAACACCAGAAGAAGCATTTTTATCAACTGGTAGATGTTACTTCAATAAAGAAGTGATAATTAATAGAATTGAAGAAATAAGAAAGAAAGAGCCGATATTAAGAGGTTCTTTTTTTTGTGAGTATGACGGTACTAAAATAAGAAAAATTAAATTAAAAGAAGATAAACAGGGTGACATAAAAATATATAAGAAACCTGAAAAAGGTAGACCTTACGTACTAGGTGGAGATACAGCAGGAGAAGGTTCAGATTTCTTTACAGCACATGTAATAGATAACATTACAGGTGAGCAAGTAGCAACTCTTAAAATGCAATGTGAGGAGCTTGAATACGTAAAACAAGTCTACTGCTTAGGTAAATACTATAATGAAGCCTTAATAGGTTTAGAAAACAATTTTAGTACATATCCAACAAACAAATTAGCTGAAATGAATTATCCAAAATTATATGTAAGAGAAAAAGAAGATACGTCAATAGATAAGTATGAAATGTCTTATGGATTTAAAACAACAACTATTACAAGACCTCTTATATTAGCACAGCTACAAGAAATAGTAGCAAATGAAATAAATAAGATAAACGACGTAGAGACTTTACAGGAAATGCTAGTATTTATCAAAAACAAAGTAGGAAGACCAGAAGCTGAGCAAGGTTATCATGATGATCTAGTTATGGGGTTAGCTATAACATATTACATACGTACACAGCAATCAATGAAAATCAAAATTGACGTAGAAAAAGAACACAAAGACATGTTACAAGCCTTCGGATTCAAAAACGTTCAAAAACCAATCTCACGTGATTTTGGTAGTAAGATAAAACCTATTTAAGAAAAATGTTAAATAATGTCGAAATTTGCCGAAAGGAAGATGAAATATGACTTTACTATATACAATTTTTACAGTCTTATGCTTATGCATAGGATTTTATTTTGGCTATAAATTAGCAGACACAAAGAAATTACCTGAAGTAAATCCAATTAAAGTAGCAGATAAAGTTAGAACCGAGGTAACTAACGTAAAGAAGAAACAAGAACAAAACAAAAAAATAAACCAATTAAATGAAGTACTCAATAATATTGATAAGTTCGACGGTTCAAGCAAAGGACAAAAACCAATAAAAAAATAAATGAGGTGAGAAAATGAAAGATTTACAAAATTCGAAAAATATGACTGATGTTTTTGTAGATTATGAAAAGGGTAAGAATTATAACAATACATTAAATCTATTTAATAAGACAGACAAACAGTATAATTTTTATCATGGTAACCAATGGGAAGGTGCGGAGTTAGGAAACGTACAACCTATCACATTAAACGTAATAAAGCCTATTGTTAAGTTCAAAGTTGGTGTTGTTAAAACTAATCAATACCAAGTAGTTTTTAATCCAAATACATGGTTAGATTTAGAGGAATATAAAAGATTAGAAAAGATATGTCATAGCTTAAACAGATATGTTAATCGTATATGGGAACTAGAGCAAGTAAAATTTAAGACAGATGAAGCCCTAAAAGACAGCTGTATATGCTCAGAAGGTATAGTTCATTCTTATGAAGAAGATGGCGATATCAAGTTAGAGTTATTAGATAAAGTAAATATTTTTTATGGTAACGAAAATGATGACAGCATACAAGACCAGCCATATATCATTATAAGCTATAGAAAAACGGTAGACAGTGTAAAAGAAGAAGCAAGAAAATATGGGGTTAAGGAAGAAATAATTGATTCAATAGTATCAGACCAAGAATATTTTGAACAAACTAATCACGAAAAGAGAGTAAATGAAGTAAGTCCAATGTGCTTAGTATTGCTTAAATATTTCAAGAAAAACGGTACTGTATGGGTTAAGAAGTGTACTAGAACAGTAACAATCATGCCAGAAGATGATACAAAACTTACATATTATCCAGTAGCTCATATGTTATGGGAAAGAATCAAAGGTTATTCAAGAGGTATAGGAGAAGTAGAACAGCAAATACCTAACCAAATAGAAATTAATAAAACAGCAACACGTAGAGCTATAGCAGTAATGATAGGAGCTTTTCCTAAACTAGTAGCCAATACTGAGTATATCAATAATCCTGAGGCACTGAACGAAGTAGGTTCAACAATAGAGTTAACTAAGATACCTGCTAACAATGTTAGACAAGTAGTTGATTATTTAGATCCTGCAACAATGAGTCCAGATGCTTTTAATTTACAACAAGATTTAATTGATAGAAGCCAACAACTTGCTGGTGCTGGAGATACAGTAACAGGAAATGTAGACCCTACAAAAGCAAGTGGACGAGCAATTTTAGCATTACAACAACAAGCACAACAGCCAATTAATGAACAACTTAATTCATTTAAGGTATTCTTAGAGGATATAGCAAGAATCTGGTTTAATATGCTTCAAGTATATTCAGTAGATGGAATAATAGTTACAGAAGAAAAAAAAGACCCTGTAACAGGAAAAGTAACAGAAGAACCATATACAATAACATACGAAGAATTAAATCAATTAAAGCCAAACATAAAAATAGATATTACACCTAAATCATCATACGATAAGTTAGTTCAAGAACAATCACTTGAAAACTTATTAGCTGGAAAATACATAACATTTGAGGAATATGTAAAGAGCTTAGATGATGATGCAATGATAAATAAACCAAAACTTGAAAAGATACTAAAAGATAGACAAGAGCAAGAACAAAAAATGCAAGAAATACAAATGGAAGCAAATGCTATTGATAGTGCAATGAATCAAGTTATGGACGAAGAAAATCAAATAATGACTGATAGTGAAATAAACAATATTGCACAGCAAGGCGAAACAATCGCACAAGGAGGAAATTATGCTTTGTAAAAATTGTAAATTTATAGAAATGCGAGTAGTAAGTGTTGAGGGGAATATGGCAACACACACTTGCAGAAAATGTGGTTATACAGTAACCGAAGAAATACCAAAAGAAGAAGACAATGTTGGTAACAACAAAGAGTTATCAGTGTAGTCTTTTTTTATAGCCCAAAACATGTGTAAGGCAAAAAACTGCTATCAAGGGAATCTATAGTCATACGGACTTTAACTGGGAGGTTTACATGGAAGAAAACCTAAATAATGAAAATGAGATTGTACTAGATGACGAAGAAGTTATTGAAGTCAATCAAGATGATTCTACAACAGAATCAAACAACTCTGATGGTGTGAAAACATACTCAGAGGAAGAAGTTGAACAAATCAAAGCCAATCTAAAAAAAGAATATGATGACAACAGTCAAAAAATCTTTGACAGTAGATGGGCTAGAGAGAAAGAAAAGTTCGAAAAGAACAATGCTCAATTGTTCCAAATAGAAGACGTTCTAACGAAACAATTAGGAGCAACAGACAGAAATGATTTAGTTAAAAAACTAGGTGATTTCTACAATGTTGATATTCAAAGTCGTTCTAATAAGTTAACAGAAAGACAAGAAAGAATATTAGCAAGAGAAGATGCTAAGGACATAGAAGCCTTAGGATACAACGAAATGGTTTCAGAGGCTAATCGTATTGCTAGCATACCAAAAGACCAAAGAACCATTCATGATGATGTAGTTTTCGAAAGCTTAGCTAGAGAAATTACAGAACAAAAAAATAAAAAAGAATTAAATGAAAAAGGTTATGATTTAGCAATTCTTGAAGATGACAAATTCAAGAATTTTAGGTCAAAACTAAATTATAATACGCCAATAACTGAAGCAGTAGATTTATATAATCTAATGGCGAAAGGTAAGTCAATAGAAGCCAAGCCTAAGCCAGTTAAACCAGCTTCAGCAGGAAGTACAAAGAGTAATGTAACTCAAACTCAATTAAAGGATTCTTATACATACGAAGAAGCAATGCGATTTACTAAAGCAGACTTCGACAAAAATCCAGAGTTATTTAAAAGAGTACAAGACTCAATGATTAATTGGTAAAACTTGAATTTCACATCTTTAAGAGTTGATAGGTCGACCTTAAAGAAAGGTGGAATGAAACATGGCAGTTTCAAAATTTATTCAAACAATATGGTCAAAAAATATCCAAGATGATTTGGAAATAAAATGTAAGTTAGTAGATAACTGTACTAGAGAATATGAGGGAGATTGCAAATATGCAAATACTGTAATTATCCTAGGTGTAGGAAATCCTACAATAGGACAATATACTGGTGCTGATATTGATATCGAAGAGATGTCAGATAAAGACCAAAAACTAGTAATCGACCAAAGAAACTATTTTGCTTTCTTAGTTGATGATGTAGACAAGGCTCAATCTGTACCAGGTTTACCACAAAAATTCCAAAAGAAAGCTGTACACGCATTAGCAGTTAAGAGAGACTCTTATGTTGCAGGTTTAGCAGAAGGTGCTAATAACTATATTACTTGCGACACATTAACACAAGCTAACATTAAATCAGCTATAGATGATGCATTAGTTGCATTAAGAGAAAGAAACGTAGACGTTGACAACGACGTTGTAATTGAAATCTCTCCAGCTATCTATAGATTATTCAAAAATGAATTAATCGAATTAAAAACAGCTAACGATGAGTTAGTTAAAAAAGGTGTAGTTGGTATGTATGATTCTGCAAAAGTAATCATGACAAACAACTTACTAAAAAAAGGCGGTTACACTTATGTAATGGTTAGAACTAAAACAGCTGTTGCATTCGCTGGTCAAATCAACGAAGTTGAGGCTGGAAGAATGGAAAGAAAATTCGCTGATTACATCAGAGGATTAGACGTATTTGGTTCTAAGATAATTGCACAAGATGAAATCGAAGTAATCAAATTTGCAACTGGTTCTGAACCTTCTCCAGAGCCAGAACCAGAGCCAGAAGTAACATATATTGAGACTACAGATACAAAATATCTTGCAGACAAAACATACTACTCTAAAGAAGGAGACGTATATACTGCATTAGTTGCAGGAACTGACTACGAAGTTGGCGACGACATTGTAGGTACAGTTTATGAAGTTGCAACAGGCGAAGGTATTTAACAGCTAGGGGGAGATTAATTTTCCCCCTCTTTTTTTATAAATTCTGGGATAGTGAAAAGGTATCACATAGCACTTTGACTGCTAGGTTATTAGTTCGAATCTAGTTCCCAGAGCCATTTTATATAAGGAGGTAAAAATATGGAAAAATTTTATATTACACCAGATATTACAGGTTATCCTGGAATAATCGTAAAAAAAGACACAGAGAAAACATTTGAAAATGAAAACGTATTACAAACACTTAAAGACTTAACATTAACAACAAAACTAACTGAAAAAGGTGAAGGGTACGACAGTACATCAGAAGCACATGTATATTTAAAAGAGGGCGATATTGTACTGTTTGATGAAAATAAAGGTTATATAAAACCTGCAATTCAAATGCAAACAGCTAAAGAAATAGCTGAAGATTTTAATTCTCTAGCATAAGGGGTGAAAACAATGACATTAGGTGAAAACAAAAAAGTTACATTAGCGTTGATAGAAGAATATAGCCCAACTAATCGTAATTTAACAGATGATGAAGATATAGCGATTAGGCTGAATTTTGCTTATGCTACAAATTATCAAGAGCTAAGTACATTAAAAAAGATTCTAAAAACAAAAACATTAAAGGAAATAACAGACGATACAACAGGTGAAGGCTATACTGAATATACCTTACCTAGCAATATGTATCAATTAAAAAACATAATAGCATTAGATGAAAACAATAATAAAGTTAATGCAGATTACTACACAGTCGGAAAAAAGAAAATATTTATAAGTAATTCATCTAACTATCAATATGTCTTAGAATACTATGCTTACCCTACATTAATAGATCAAGATACAGATGATGATTTTGTACTTGAATTAGACCAAGATGTATTGATGATACTGCCATATGCTGTAGCTTCAGATATTCTTAAAACAGACCCTTCAGCAGACTATACAGCATTTCAAGCAGATTATAGAAGATTATTAGAAAACTTAGATAGAAGTAATCAAACTCCTAAAGTAGTAGTAAAACAAAATTATAGATTATAGGAGGTGTAGAAATGGTAGCAACACCAATAAGACGAGTATATTCTAATTTTAGAGGCGTAGATTTTGCAAATGAACCTTCTATAGTTAATATTTCAAGAAGTCCTGATGCGGTAAATGTTTGGAAAAACTATGGAGATACACAAGGAACTTGCATTGAAACAAGACCTGGTTATAGAAAGATACATGAATTTGAAGGTGGAAAAATAAACGGATTACATATTTATAATAATAAAGCAATAGTACATGTAGGAACTAAACTATATTTATGGAGTAATTTTCCAAGTGAACCTACGCAAGAAACAGTACAAGTATTAAAAAACGATATGAATAACACTAAAAGTTCATTTGCTATTTTTGATGATACTTTATACATATTAGACGGTGTAAACTATTTAAAATATGACGGTACAACATTAAAAAATACATCACAAGATGCGTATATTCCAACAACTACAATAACAAGAAAACCTAGTGGTGGGGGAGAAATGTACGAAGATATAAATGTTTTATCTGAGTACCGAATTAATACTTTTATTGGAGATGGTACATCAGTAGACTATTACCTAGATGCTCAATTAATAGACTCTGTTACAGAGGTTAAAGTTAACGATGTAGTAGTAAGTAATTATACAGTTAATGCTACGGCAGGAAAAATAACATTTGCTACAGCTCCATCAGCACCAACACTAGGCAATGATAATGTATCAATCAAATTCAGAAAGCAAATAGAAGGTTATGCTGATAGAATTAATAGTTGTACTAAAATGTTAAGTTTCGATAACAGAATATTTTTTATAGGAAACATAACATTCAAAAACGCATTATTTCACTGCTCACTTAACAATCCCGCATATATCTCTGATTTAGATTATTACCAAGATGGTACTGACGAATCAGCTATTAAAGACATTGTTGTTGGAAATAACATATTATGGGTATTTAAAGAACCAAACCAACAAAATGAAACGATATTCTATCATACACCATTAGATGTTTCAGGTTATGGAAAAGTATATCCTATGCAACAAGGAAACGTATCAACAGGGTGTTATTCATGTGCTATTAACTATTCAGATGATATTGTATTCCTATCTAAACAAGGTTTAGAAGGTATCACAGGAGACATTAATAAAGAACAGCTATTAACACATAGAAGTTCATTAGTAGATGCAAAAATGATTAATAGTAGTAACTATAATTTTGCTAGTATGACTGAATGGGCAGGGTATCTATTAATATTAGTAAACAACAGAATATTCTTAGGAGATATAAGACAATTATATCAAGGAATAAATGGTTATGAATATGAATGGTACTATTGGGATTTAAATCAAAATATAAGCCTTTTAAAAGAATATAAAGGTAATTTATTTATACGGAACCGAAAACGGTTCTATTTTTATTATGGAAGGAACTAACGATAATGGAAATGTTATCAATAGTTATTGGACAACTCCAATGGACGATTTTGGTGTAGGAAATCATTTGAAAACTACTAACAAACGTGGTGGAGTAGCCAAAATAAAAACGATTGCAAATGGAAAAATCAAAATTGCAGAAAAAACAAATAAAAAAGATGAGAGATTTATAACTAGCAAATCAGCAACAGGCTTTGATTATTCAAATATAGATTATTCAAACTTCGCATACACAACGAAAAACGACTCATATATAGTTTACAAAATTAAAGAAAAGAAATTTATTAATATATCACTTAAATTTTATTCTGACGAACTAAACAAACCTTTTGGATTGTATGAAGCAATACTAGAAGGTTTTGTAGGAGGTTACGTCAAAAGATAGGAGGTAAAATAATGAGCTTATCAAAATTAAATGAAAACTTAAACAATCATCAGTCTTTACCAGATCAACCAGCGTTGACATCTGATGAGTTAAAAATCCTGTTTGATAAAGCATCAAATGATATTAAAGATTACATAAACAATATATTAACAACTGAGATTGATTCATTAATTACGCAAATACAAAATGGAAAGATAGATGTTACTAAGATAGTAAACGATTTGACAACAGGTGGAGCCAACAAAGTTGCATCTGCTGAAATGGTTAAGCAATTAAATACGGATAAATTAGGCAGTAATTCAACAGCTGTTTCAGCGAACAAACTTGCTACTGCTAGAACAATATCAGTAACAGGTGCAATGCAAGGTAGTGCATCATTTGATGGAAGTGGGAATACTTCGATTAATGTTACACAAAAAATAGATGAATATGATTTGTATAGCTATAGGAATAGTACTTATATTGAGAATAGTAGATTTTTCTTCAGAAAGAATCTACAGAAATGTGGGAAACTTGTAAATATAAGTTGCGATTGTACGCTTACAGCTTTTAGTATTAGTTCTCAAACATGGATCAACATATTTACACTTCCAACAGCATTAAGACCTGATAAAACCATAGCGTTTCCTTGCCTGTTAGGTAGTGGTGTAAGACCAGGATATATAGGAACAGATGGAAAGGTTTATATTCGTGTTATACCGAATGACCCTGCTGGAGAAATAGTCTTTAATTTTAGCTATTATACAAATTAGTGAAAGGAGTAAATATATATGGATAATATAAATAATAATGCATATGCAGATATAGATAAATTAATTGCAAATCAAAATTCTATGTTAGAACAACAACAAACTCAACAAAATAACATATTAGACCAACAACTCCAAATGCAAATAGACCAAATGAATAAAAATAAAGCAGAAATAGACCAGAATGTTAATAAAACAAATTCTGGTCTATTTGCTGAATATAAAAAAGCTAGCAATAGATATGGCGCAAATGCTGAGAATCTTTACACACAGGGATTAGGTAATTCAGGCTTTGCTGAAAGTACACAAACAAATTTATACAATACATATCAGAAAAACATAACAGATACTTTAAATAACGCACAAAAGTTGAAATCAGATTTTGATTTTGCAATACAACAAGCAAGACAGAATAGAGATTTGCAACAAGCACAATTTGCGTTGGAACTATATAAGCAAAAAATGAACTTAGCAACACAAGAGTATGATTTAAGAAATAATAAAGAAGAACAACTATATAACAGAGGAATAGACGAAAGAAATTACAACTATCAAGTTAGTCGTGATGCTGTAGCAGATAGTCAGTGGAATAAGCAATTTGATTATCAAAAGTCAAGAGATACTGTTGCAGATAATCAATGGTTACAACAGTTTAACTACAACAAAGAAAGAGATACAGTAGCAGACCAACAATGGAATAAACAGTTTGATTACAATAAACAAGTAAATGACAGAAATTACAACTATCAAGTTAGCCGTGATGCAGTAGCGGATAATCAGTGGGAAAAAGAATACCAACAAATGCTTAAAGAAGCTGAATTAGCCGAGTTATGGAGAAATAAAAACTTTGATTATCAAGTAGGACGTGATGCAGTAGCAGACCAACAATTTGCACAACAATTAGCATTAAGTAGAGCTAAAGCTAGTAGTGGTGGAAGTAATAGTCCAGTAGTAAAAATAGATGATTCAAAAGAAACAACAGCACCACAATCCAATGAATTAAGTGATAATGCAAAGAATTTATATGCGATGTATCAAATGGCTAAGTCAGCTCCAGGTATTGGTTCAAGAGTAAGTTTAGATTCATTTATTGAAGGAGCATTAGGAAAAACAATAGACGAAAATGATGCTAGATTATTATTATTAAGATATGGTGGGTGATATAAATGGCTAGTCAAGAAGAAATAAATGCCAGACTAAATAAGATAAAACAAAATGCAATCGAAAAAGAACAGAAAAAACAGCAGGACCTACAAGTGAGATATGCGAATATTGTTAATAATGTAAACAATAGACAACAAAATATACAACGACCTTCAATAAGCCAAAGAGTCAATAACAGGTTCAACACCATAATGGCAACGACTACAAGTGTTAATGATAGATTAAATGAGTTAATGCAACAACGTCAACAAAACAGAAAACAAGGTAGTGGAATATCACTTAATAGTGCTTCTAAGATAAATGCATTAAGTACACCAAGTCAAGGCTTAAATAATTCAAGATTGAACAATGGTAAACTAAATTTGCCACAAGCAACATTAATGAATACAAAAAATATTGCTAAAGATACAGGATTGACACAACAACAAATTCAAGAAGCTAAAGACAATCAAAATAAATTTTCAACAAAAGCTATTAAAACAGTAAGTGATGTAAAAAATAATGTAAATGAAAAATTAGGAGTAAATAATTTAATTAAAAACTCAGCCAACACAGCTCAACAAGTTCCAAACATAATAGATACAGCAAAATACGCTTCTACACAATCACCAGCATTAATGGGAATAAGAAGTTCGATAGCAGGAATGGCAGATGCAGGAACGACTGAATTGGCATCATTATTTGAAGAAAAAGAAGAAGAAGACGAAAACATCTTAAAATATCTTCCAATAGTTGGAAATATGTATAGGGGATATAAAACAGGTGAGAAAGTAATTAATAAAGCACAAGAGATAGCAAACAATGGTGGTAGCACTGGAGATGTAATATGGGGTGCTACTTCTAAATTTGCAACAGAGCATTTTAACAATATAAAGCAAAATATTCCTACATATGCTGTAATGGATAAATTAAAACGAGGAATACAAGATACTACAACAGCAAATTTAGATGAAGACACTCGAAAAGAAATTCAGAAGAACATAATGAACATAACTAATAGTTATGATGAAGATTTAAGAAAATATCAAGAAAACCAATCAAAAAAAAGTGAAGGTAAACAATTTGTTGGTAGAGCAGTCGAGGGAACTACAAGAATGATACCTTCAATAGCATTAAGCGTTATTTCAGGTGATCCTTCATTTGGTTTATCTGCCATGGGTGTTAGTGCTAAGGGTAGCTCAACAAAAGAAGCATTAAATAATGGAGTGGAATTAAATCAAGCTGTAAAAATAGGAGATATGAAAGCAACAGTTGAAGTTTTAACAGAATTAATGTGGTCTGGTATATCAGCAATGGGATTAGGTAAAAAGGTTTTAGGAGATGGATTGACAGATGACATAGTTCAAAAGCTTGTTTTAGATAAAATAAAAAGCAAAGGTCTAAAAATGGGAGCTACTGTTACATTAGATATTTTAGGAGAAACAGCTGAAGAAATAATTGCTGATATAGCAGGTTCAGCAATTGATAGAGGAACATATAAAGAAAATGCAAAATTGCCAACTATTCAAGAATTATGGCAAACAGCAAAAGACACTACAGCAACAACATTATTACTTAATACAATAACTGGCGGATTTGTTCAAAATTATAGAGATATAAATAATCAGAGCAATTATGAACAAATGACACAAGCATTAAGCGAAATAAATAATAATACCCTAAACGAACAACAAACTACTCAAAAGCAAGATAACTTAAAAGAAAAAAGTTTTGAGGATATTGTAGATGAAGCAATGTCAAATTCTCAATATGAAGAAGTAAAAAGTCCATTACAAGACAGAGATATAAAAACAATAGGAAAAGAAAAAGTAAATGCTTATCAATATGATAATCCAGAAGTAAAACCATATTTTCAAGAAATGGCTCAAATGTTAGGTGAGGATATAGGAAATATAGGAAGTGAAGATAATAGAAGCACTGTAAAAGGTGGAGGTACGTCATTAAAGACAAATATAAGTGGAATAAAACAGCTTCGCGAAATGGGGTATTCATACAATCAAATAATAGACGGTCTAACAAATATTATTGAAGATAATGGAAAAGAGAATAATGCAATATCTAAAAAGCTAGAAATTATAATTGACGACCAATTAAGGAATGGATATATTAATTCGTATGGAAAATATATTAGTCCAAATGAAGAATATCTGAATTTAATAAATAATGATGTCAAAAATCAAAATATAAATCAACAACAACAAATTACTCAAATAGAAAATAAAAATGGCTTAAATCGAAACGTCGAAGGTCAATTTGTAGATAATTATATAAAATCTGCTCAACAGAATAATATAGATATAAATAACAGAGCAGTAAGACAAATTGGAGAACTTTCTTCTAAAAGAGGTGTGCAAACATTATTCGATGGTAGTTACTTTAAAGATAATTCTAATGCAAATGCAATGTATATAACAGATGAAAATGAAAATAGAAGTATAATCTTAAACCCTAATGCAAAAGTTACAAATAAAACATTACAACAAATAGAAATACATGAGTTAGTGCATGATATGTTTCAATCTGAGGGATTTGAAAAAATAAGAGATATGGTTCTAAATTACGACAAAGGAAAAGCAGGTTATGCAGAAGCAAGACAAGCGTTAGAGGATTTATATGCACAAGTATATGATAGAAACGCAGATAACTTTTCAGCATTAGTTGATGAGGAAGCAGTTGCAGATATTTTAGGTAATAAACTAGGTGACCAACAATTTATTAATAAGCTGGTTAATCAAAAAGAAACAAGAAGTAAAGCAAGACAAATTTATGATTGGATTGTAGAGAAGTTAAATAATATAACAAGAAGCTTTGAAAATATCAATGAATACTTTTATTGGAAAGATATTAAGAATAAATTTGAAAATGCGTTTAGACAAGAGTATCAAGGAAATAGTAATTCTGTTATGTATAGCATACAGAACTATGAAGGAATAGGAAACATTGCACAGTATGACGGTATAAATTATATAAGTGACGACAATACTTCAATATCTAAAAACATAAAAAAACACTTTGATGATAATTTTAAAAATAAACAAATCGGCAATGTAAAAACAGATCAAGGACATAAATATGCGTTCCCAGGACGAGGACAAAAAAACTATAATGAGGTAAAAGCTCCAGCAGTAACAGTATTAGAGGATATTTTAAATACTATGGAAAATCCTAGACACGAAGACGATAGAAAGGTCACCAAAGATGGAAAAATAAAAAAACATTCTGGACTTGATACAAGTGGTGGATTTAATCATTATGATGCTAAAATAGGAATACCTGATGGAAATGGAAACGTAGACATATATAAAGCTGATGCAATAACAAGAATAGATAAAAATGGTAGAGAATATTTTTATGATTTAGATAAAATAAAAGATACAGGTCAGAAGGTCGTAGACAATAAGTCTAAACCTCTTACTGACGGTTCTGTATCTTCTAATAATAATATAGCACAAAATGAACAAAATGTCAAAAAAATTAATTTACCTAAAACAGATAATAAAGGAAATATGTTATCTAAACAACAACAAGAGTATTTTAAAGATAGTAAGGTTAGAGATGAAAATGGTAATTTAAAAGTAGTTTATCATGGCACTATTAATGCAGGGTTCACAGAGTTTAACAGAAATTTCAATTTCTTTACAGATAATCAAGATGTAGCAAAAACATATACAGGAAATGATGGTGGCGTATATGAAGGATATATAAATATAAGCAATCCTATTACAATAGAAGCTAATGGCGAAAAATGGTCTATGATTGATGTAAATAATATATCTATTGATGGAATAGATAATGTAAAAGGCTTTTTAGATGAGTATGGTGCATCTACATGGCAAGAAAAAGGTAAATTAAGAACTTCGACGGCAGATTTAATATCAGCTATCTCAGATGCAATAGATGACGGAAAAATAAATTCAGATGGAGTTATTATTAAAAATATATATGATGAAGGTGCGTATAGTGATTCTTCTGGCAAAAAGTTAGGAAATGACTATGTAACATTCAAATCAAATCAATTTAAGAACAAAAACAATTCTAATCCAACAACAAAAAGTGATATGAGGTATTCTAAAAGTGAAGATACATCAAATAAAACATTGTTAGCATTGCATAATTTGAGTGAAGATAAACTAAAAGGTATCTTAGAATTAGGTGGATTTCCAGTACCAAGTATAGCAATAACAAATCCAGACATTAATAATCATACACAGTTTGGAGATATTTCAGTTGTATTTGACAAAGATACAATTAATCCAGCAGATAGTAGAAACGAAGTTTATGATAGAGATGTTTGGAGTCCAACATTTCCACAAGTTAATTATGACATTACAAATGAAAATATAAAAAAATATGTTGGAGATATGTATGATTTTGGATACACAAGGAATAAAGATTCAATAATAGATCAAGCAGTATTAAGGTTTATGTATCAAGAAAATTTAAGCCAAATGATTAATACAGAAGGCAAAGATAGAGCATTAGCTCATATTAAAGCAAGTCCAGAAATGAAATATTTATATAAAACTCAAATTGAAAAAGGTAAATATAAACCTAAAATGAAGAACCTTGAATATAATAATTACTATTCTAATGAGAGCTTACAAAGATTTATTGATAACTTTAAGGAAGATATGCCATTAGATGAGTTTTATTATCATTACTTAAATTATCAAGATATGGAGCTGTCTAAAGAAAAAAGAGAAGATTTGAAAAAGCAAATGTGGAAAGCAATTAAACCTGATATTGAAGCAGATTTTGAAAGAGATTTTAAAGGCAAAGATCTTGATGCAGAAACTAGAAAAAAATATCTAAAAATATATTTTGAAAATGAAGAATCAGCATTAAAAAATAATCCGTTTAGATTGAATGAGTTTATCAGTAATGCTAGTATGTATGCTAAAAATGGTGCAAAACAAGTAATTGATGTTGATGCAACATTAAAAGATATTTCTAATCACATTAATCAAAAAGATTATGAAAAATGGGTTGATAATACTTATGGAAAGATGTTTGAAAACACTAAAAAAGGCATAAGAAATGACAAAGATATGTATACACCATCAGGAAATAGGCGTAGTTTTGACAAATTGCATAATGAATATAATTTACAAAACATTGTAAATTATTTAATTTCACAAGATACAAAAGGTGGAGAAGGTGGTTTCACTACTGGTGGGTTTGGTGAGATACAGGCTAAAAGAGGCAATAAATTTAATTCTGTTGAAGATATAAAAAATGCTGAAAATAGAATTACAGACAGCCAAGAAACACCTACTAAACTTGAACCACTTAGAAAAAAAATACAAGATGACATTTATACATTGTCAAATTATTACAACACAAATGGATATAGTTATGGAAGTTTTGACAATTCAGCAAATGCTATAAGTGAATTTGCTGGAAAAAAGAATTTAACAGAAGCAACTTTCAGAAAAGTATTAGGAACATATTATAATTTTGATGTAGATAAAATTCCAAGTAAAACATTACAAAAAATAATTAAAGACTTAAAATCATTAGATAATATACCTACAGACTATTTTGAAGCTAAACCACAAAGAGCAGTTGGTCTTGATGAGGTAAAAGCAATAGTAGTGCCAAATAATATGAATCAAGAGCTAAAACAACAGTTAATTGATAGAGGTCTAAATGTAGTAGAATATGATGCTAATAAAGAAGGAGATAGACAAGCTAAAATAAAAGCACTTGATGAATATAAATTTAGCAAAACAACAGATGGTAAATGGCAAAATAGACTTGACACTATATATAAAAACAAAAATAAAGGAACATACTTACAAGATATAAAATTACCAACAAAAGAAAATCTACAAAAGTATAGTATTTCTAATCAAGACAGCACAAATTTACCACAAGGGAAAAACGTAAATCAGAATAAAGACATTAATTTACCACCTAGCATAAGTGCAAACAATCAATATAAAGATTCTACAACAAAGGTAAGAAAACACTATAAATCTATTATAGAAAGCCAATACACAACAGATGAAGCAAGAGCAATATCAAAAGAATTGATGGGCTTAGATACATATATCCCAGAAACAAACAAGAATCAACTTGAAAAAGCAGATGAAAGAATAAGCAACGCTGGACCTGAAAGTGAATTAAACTCTTTAATGGCAAGGTCAACAGTAGGAGATAAGATAACTTCAGTAGATATAGCAGTTGGAGAAAGATTAATTCAGTACTATTCAAAAACTGGAGATGCAACTAAATTAAGAGATGCAATTCAAGCAACAGCAATGGCAGGAACTACAGCAGGTCAAACGGTACAAGCTATGAGTTTATTAAACCATCAAACACCAGAAGGACAAGCTGTATGGCTACAAAGATCAGTTGAAAAGATGAATAATGACTTAAAGAAATCAAGAGGTGCTAAAGCTGAGCAGTTACATTTAACAGATGAAATGATTAACAAGATTGTAAATTCTGAAAGCACTGAGGAATTATATAATAATCTTGATGAAGTATATAAGGAATTAGGACAACAAGTTACAAAAACAACTATACAAAAAATAGATGCATGGAGATATTTCTCAATGCTAGCGAATCCTAGAACACACATTAGAAATATTGGTGGAAACTTAGCAATGGGAAAAGTGCAAAGTGCTAAAAATAAAGTGGCAGGTGTTGCTGAAGGGGTTGTAAGCATATTTAATAAAGATATGGAAAGAACACATACAATAGTTCCTGCAAGTAAAGAAGTAAAGCAATTCGCTAAAGCTGATATAAAGAATGTTACTGATAGACTAGGCTTAACAGAAAATAAATATAATCCTAAATCAAGAATAGAAAGTAATATGAGAACATTCAAACATAAAGCGTTAGAAAATACAATAGGAAAAGCATTTGCATTCAATGATTATGCACTTGAAGCTGAAGATGGTTGGGGATTAAAGGCTGGATATAAAAAAGCATTAGCAGAATATATGACAGCTAATAAACTTAAACCAGGAACTATAACAGATGCACAACTTGCTAAGGCTAGAAATTATGCGGTACAACAAGCAAAAGAAGCTACATTCCATCAAGATTGTCAACTAGCAACATTAATTAATCAATTATCTAATAAAAACAAATTCGCTAAATATACAGTAGATGCAATTTTACCATTCAAGAAAACACCAATGAATATAGCAAAAGCAGGTGTTGAATATAGCCCTGTGGGATTAGCAAAATCTATGGTATATGACACAGTGCAATTACGAAAAGGAAATATCAATATTAATCAATATATAGACAATATTTCTAAAGGTGTTACAGGAACAGGAATAGCATTAATAGGATATGCACTAGCATCTATGGGAATTATCAAAGCTTCTGGCGGTGATGATGACAAAGAAAAATATGAGCAAAATCAAGGAAAACAGACATATTCAATTAAAATTGGAGATAATACATATTCGCTTGATTGGTTGGCTCCAACAGCAATTCCATTATTTATAGGAGCAGAGATTCACGAATTAACTCAAAGTGACAATGAAAAGAAAACATCTACTTCATCTGATGAAGATACTAACTATAATAGAATTGTTAAGTCAGCAACAAACGTGTTAGATGCGTTTACTAATTCTATGAATCCTATGATGGAGATGTCTATGCTTAGTGGTTTAACATCGGCATTAAAGAGTTATGAGCAAGGAAGTTCACAAATGATAGCCTCAATGGGTACAAATGCAGTTCAATCATATGTAAATCAATTCTTTCCAACAGCATTAGGACAGATAGCAAAGACAGCAGATAAATATGAAAGAAGCACAACGTCAACAAAATCAGGTGTATTGCCAAAAGCAGTAGATACAACTAAAAATCAAATTATGGCTAAAATACCAGGATTAAGACAAATGCTACCAACAAAAACAGATATATGGGGAAATGAAATGGAACAATCTGATAATGTAGCAATAAGAGCTGTAGAAAACGCAATATTCCCATGGGCAAGAAAGAAAGTATCAACTAATAATGTAGATGAAGAATTATTAAGATTATATGATATAGATGGAAATAATGCTGTAATACCTGACAGTAGTTTTAGTAAAGATTTAACTTTCTCTGGTCAAAAGTATAGAATGACATCCGAAGAATATTCTAAATACAGACAAACATATGGATCAAAATCATTCAATTTACTTAATAAATTAATTAAATCAAATGAATATAAGAAATTAAGTAATGAAGAAAAACAAAAAGCAGTAGAAAAGGTATATACATATGTTAAAGAATACTGCAAAAATGAATATGCTAAAGATAATAACATAAGTAATGAAGAATCTAAGTTATATAAAACAGTTCAACAGTTATATAAGAATGATGAAAGCGAAGCAAGTTATTTCAGCTATATGGCTAAAACAGCTAACATTGAAGGCGAGAAAGCAAATAAAAGAAAAATGCAAGTATTAGCTGATTCAAATTATACTAAGACAGCAAAAGCAATCATATATGAAAATACATTAGGTTCTGATGATTCTTTATATAATGATGTTATGAAAAGTACTGGTATAGATATGAATGAGTATTTAAACTACAAATTGCAAGAGTTTACTTCAGATAAGAAAGATGATGGAACTGAAGATGGTAAAACAATTAGCGGAAGTAAAAAAGCAAAAGTTTATAATTATGTTAATAATATGAAAATAACAGGAAAGCAAAGAATGCTATTGTTAGGAACACAATATAAATTAACAGATTCAGAAAGAGCAACACTTGCTAATTACGTCAAAGATTTAAACATTACAAAAGCAGAAAAGCTAGAAATATATAAAAAGCTACAAGGATTTACAGTATATAAAGACGGAAGGGTTACATATTAGCCCTTCCTTTTATTATGGAGGTTTATATGATAGACAAAATTAAAAGAAATAAAAAAGTTAATAAAGCAGATATTACTAAGCCTAAAAATGTTGATGATGTAATAAGAAAATATGATTTAGAAAATGCAAATATATATGACTTCTTAGATTATCTTGTAGATTATTTGAATGATAAGGGGGTGTAGAAAATGGTTGATCCAAAAGAAGTGGACTTTGAATTTCCTAGAGGAGATACGTTTGTATTTGGTTTTCAGTTAGTAGATGCAAATAAAAATCCTTTAAATTTCAACGTTGGTGATGCTGAAATATACTTAACTGTTAAACGCAATGAAAATACAGCAGATATTATATTTCAAAAGAAATTCAGTACAGGTGGAATATTAAGAGATGAAGAACATGATGGTTACTATTATGCAACTATTAATCCAAACGATACTAACTCTTTGAAATATGGCTCATATGGATATGACGTTGAAGTTAAAATAGGCGATTATGTATCAACACAAATAATTGGAACAATGAGTTTAACAAAAGAATATACACATAATTCTAATGAATAAGGAGGTTTATTATGGATATAGAAGTAAAAAATGTAGTAATTCCAATATTAAGAGGAGAGAGAGGAGAACGAGGAGAACAAGGGATTCCAGGAATTCAGCGGAGTTCAAGGTATTCCAGGAATTCCGGGCGAACAAGGTATTCCGGGGATTCCAGGTGAAAGTGGTAGCGATGGTGATTCAGCATACCAAATCTGGTTAGATTTAGGAAATGTGGGAACAGAAGAAGATTTTATAGCAAGTCTTAAAGGCGATTCTGGAAACGACGGAATAGATGGTCAAGACCGGTCAAGATGGCTATACTCCCGTAAAAGGAAGAGATTATTTTACACCAACAGAAGTTTCTGACTTTACTACTACTATAACAAACAATGTTAATTCGGCGATAGGCTTAGTAGTTGACGGAATAAATGGAGAGGTGGTGTAGTTTATGGGAACAATAAATGATAAATTAACATACTTAAATGGAACGAAAACAGCTATAAAAAATGCCATAATAGAAAAAGGCGTTAGTGTAAGTGATAACGATACATTTAGGAGTTATGCAAATAAAATTAGTGCTATTCAAACAGGTAGTGATACATCAGATGCCACAGCAACAGCAAGTGATATTTTAGCTCCAAAGACAGCATATGCAGGAAACGCAAAGATAACAGGCACATTGGGAACAGAAACTAAAACTGTTAAATCTAGTACATCAGCTCAAACAGTAACACCAACAAGTGGAAAGCTAATAAGTGAAATTACAGTACAGCCAATAGATTTGGAAACAAAAGATGTAACACCTAGTACATCAGCTCAAACAATAACACCTAGTGCTAATAAAGATGGAATAAGCCAAGTTAATGTAAGTGCTATTAATTTACAGAATAAAACCGTAACCCCAACAGGAACTCAACAGATAATTTCAGCAGATAATGGTTACGATGGATTAGGAACTGTAACAGTTGAAGCAGTAGAAGATTTAACTGCTGAAATAACAGCACAAGAACAAATTATAGCGCAGTTACAACAAGAAGTAAATAATAAAGTTGCAGGTAATCCAAATCTTCAAAGTAAAAGTATAACAATAAACCAGAACGGAACAACAACAGTAACGCCAGACCAAGGTTATGACGGATTGAGTGATGTAAATGTGACAGTAAATGTGCAAGCAAGTGATTATAACGCAAAAGTAATAACCAATCCAACAGGAAATACATTAGACGTAAGAAAGTTAATTACAGAATTGCCACAACAACTAAACACGTCAAATATGCAAAATATGCGAAGTTGTTTTGCTAATTGCTTTGAGTTAACATCAGTTCCTTCAATGAATACTTCTAATGTAACAAATATGAGTAGTATGTTTAATTCGTGTACTAAAATAACAACCATACCACAGTTAGATACTGGCAACGTAACAGATATGAGTAATATGTTTAGTTCGTGTACTAATTTGGTGTCTGTTCCATTATTAAACACTTCTAATGTAAAAAATATGGAGAGTATGTTTGCAATGTGTACTAAATTAACAACAATACCACAGTTAGATACTGGTAAAGTAACAAATATGCGTAGTATGGTTGTTTGGTGTGATTTATTGTCAAATGAAAGTTTAAATAATATATTAGCAATGTGTATAAATGCAACAAGAATTACATCAAATAAAACATTAGCAAGTATTGGTTTATCACAAGCACAAGCAGAAATTTGTCAAACATTGTCTAATTGGAGCCTTGCTAGTGCAGCTGGCTGGTCAACAGGTTATTAGAAAGGAGGAATAAAAAATGCCAACAAATAGAGAAAGATTAATAAAAAATAATCAGGATTTAAACACAATAAAAACATCAGTCCATAATTTGCCAGATACAAGTGATGCAACTGCTACAGCAAGTGATATAGTAAAAGACAAGACAGCTTATGTTAATGGAATTAAATTATTAGGTACATTGGAAAATATAAAAATGATGACTGAAACAGAATTTGAGCAATATAGCCAACAAGGTCAAGCTGAAGTAGGAGAGAAAGTAGTTGTTGTTGAAGATGAGTATATGGATATATTTGAATATATGACTTATTTAGAAAAGCAAGAAGTTTATAGTACTCTATTCAATGAAATTAGTTTTATAGATGAGTACACTGATTATTCAATGATACCATCTAATCCAATGATTTTTAATGGAGACGATAATTCAATTTATTTATTAGAAAGGACAAACTCGACAATTAAATTTGGTCTTCAAGGAGAACAGCCTATTGTATCGTATAGTTCTAACAATGGAGAATATTATGTTAAAGACAACTCTTCTCAAAGCAATCCTGTTGTGTTGCCATGCAACATAGTATCTGTTTCAGATATTTGTTGTGAGCAATATTTTAAAGTACTAGTTAAAAAAGCAAAAAAAGTATTTGTTAACTATGACGATGGCTGGGTTAATATATTAGATAAAGGAGCACAAAACTGGGAAGATTTAGGATTCGAAGGTAGCCCTGTTATTATAAATAATATGTATAATAATGCAACAGATATTATGGAAAATGTAGAACCAGATGCATATTTCGATGCATATTATGAAGACAATACTGATATAACAATTTTCCCTCGAGTAGATACTTCATCAACAATTACAATGAGACAAACATTTAAAAGATGTACGAATTTACTTGAAATAGCTCCAATAGATATGTCAAGTGTAACTAATACGGAGCAAATGTTCTATGGTTGCACCAATTTAAAATATTTTCCTGAAATTGAAGCTACAAATTGTACTGTTGCAGATGATATGTTTAGCCAATGTACCAATTTAAGTGATGAAAGCTTAAATAATATATTATATTTTTGTATTCATAGTAATATGTCTAATAAACATATTTCTAGGTTAGGTATTAGTTCTGACCAAATCCAAACGATACAATATGGAGATTCAGATGTTTTTACAAATTTACAAGATTTTTATAACGCTGGTTGGGAATTAAATTAGGAGGTGCAGAATGGAAGACAAATACATTCAAATGATAATAGAAAATTCACAAAGTTGTAAATCTGCACACCATAGAATTGATAGCTTAGAAAGTATAGTACAATCAATACAAAATCTAACTATAGCAGTAAAAGAAATTGCTATGGAAACTAAAAAGAATAGAGAAGACGTGAATAAAATTGATTCACGTTTAGAAGAAATAGAAAAGAAGCCTGCAAAAAGTTGGGAAGATTTAAAAAAGACAATAATAACTCGGAATTGCAACAGCAATTCTGGGTTTTATTATTGGCAAAATTGGGGGTTGATAATATGAAACCTTTTGAACAATTTTTAATGAATATAGCAAATTTGTTTAAATTAAAATCAATAATGAGTTTAGTAGTAGTAATAACAACCTGTGTATTAACGTTTAAAGGAATAGTAAACGTTGGAGAGTTTATGATAATGTCAGCTTCAATAATTACATACTACTTTACAAGAAAAAATGACAAGGAGGAAAAATAAATGGGAAGTAAAGAATTTATAAAAAAATGCAAAGAAATAGTAAAGGAATATGCAATAGAACATATAGACAAAACAGATAAAATTCCAGAATTTGAAGTTTTTGATGTTTGGTATTGTAAGTCATTACAGAATCATAAAGCATTGTTAAGTACAGATTTACCTGATGGAATGTATTATGAGTTAACATATAACGGAGATAAAAAAGAGTTATATTTTGATGCATATAAAAAGTTTGAAAATAAATGTATAAAAATTGAGGAGGAAAATTAAATGGATTTTGGAGAAGCAATAAAATTATTAAAACAAGGTAAAAAAATGCAGAGAAGCGGTTGGAATGGAAAAAGTCAATATATTGAATTAGCTACAAACATTTCATATATAAATGCAACAGGTGAATTGGTAAATGTAGACCATGAAGCAATAGGAAATAATGCTATAGCATTTGTAGGAACATCTGGTGTGCAATTAGGTTGGTTGGCAAGCCAAGCTGATATGTTGGCTGAAGACTGGAAAATAGTTGAATAAAATAAGAAAAATCTTCTGGTATTGAAATAATACTGGAAGATTTTTAGATTATTTGGAGGTGTTTCTTATGACAACAAGTGAATTTATAGATAAAATAGGAGCGATGGCGAGAGAAGATATGAAGAAAACGAAGATACTTGCTTCGCTTACTATTGCACAAGCAATATTGGAAAGTAATTGGGGAAGAAGCTCATTAGCAGTAGAACCTAACAATAATTTATTTGGTATAAAAGGAAGCTATAATGGTCAATCATGTACTTTTCCTACAAGCGAATGTGTAAACGGTAAATGGGTACAAGTTCAAGCTAAGTTTAGAAAATATCCTTCATGGCAAGAAAGTATAGCTGACCATAGCGCATTGTTTAACAATTATAATAGGTATGCAAATTTAAGAGGGTGTAAAGATTATAAACTTGCATGTAAATATGTTAGAGAAGATGGTTATGCTACTGATCCGTCATATACAAGCAAGCTTATTAATTTAATAGAATCGAACTATCTTAATAGATTTGACGTTGAAAGTAATAACAAACCAAAACAACCTGCACAAACAGTATCAAGCGAAGCTAGTATATCATATACAATTCAATCAGGTGATACTTTAAATACAATTGCTAAAAAGTTTGGTACTACTGTAGATGATTTAGTAAGGTTGAATAATATTAAGGATCCTAATTTAATATATGCAGGGAAAAGCTTAAAGATTAAAAGTACAGCTGACAACAAAATATATGTTGTCAAACCAGGAGATACATTAAGTGCTATAGCTAAAAGATTTGGAACTACAGTAGACAAGCTTGTAAAAGATAACAATATAAAAAATCCAAATTTAATATATCCAAATCAAAAATTAAGGATTTGACAAATAACTATTTTATAGTATAATAAAAATAGTTATTTGTGGTTTAGTTTTTGCTATACCCAAAAGAAGATGTAGAATATTTTTTTCTATGTTTTTTTTATGAATAGGTGTGTCAAATAGGTGTGTCAAAATACATGTTCTAACAAGAAAATCTGGGTTGTAGAGCTGATTACAGAAAATTAGTAATATAGATTCGTAACCAGTAGGTCTGCAGTTCGATTCTGCATGGTGGCACCATAGTAAAATTTGTCGAACTAATAAATCCGTGTAAATACACGGATTTATTAGTTTATTTTATACAATTAAGAAAAATTGAAAAATTTGGATTATGGGAAGAATTAAACAATGAAAATTTTAATTTCACGGAATATCGTGAAATTAAAATAAATGAAATAGGAACATCATCTTATACAATGAGTCCAAAACAATGGATACAAAGAACTAATGCAAATTGTTATTCATTAGAAATTAATATGAAGATAGTCAATATTATAATTACATGGTATAAAACATAATAAAATCAATAAAAATAGATTTCCACAATTTTATAGAAATTTATTATTGCTTATGATACAATTAATACAAATAGCATATTATAGGAGGAACTATATGTTTGAATTAACAGAAGATGAAATCAAAGATTTTCAAAAATGGTCAGAAGGAAATAAATATTTATTGGATTTATTATGTAGTTGTAGAAAAAGTGGCATGAAAACATATGCATCATGTGGTGGGCACGAGAGTGTTTCTAGTGAGCCATATTTAGGAATAATTATTGATGACAATTCTATGCCATTTATAAAAAGTATGCTAGGTCAGATACAAGATATGCAGAATATTAGAGTATATTCTGGTGCAAGACATCAAGGAGATGGACGGTCCAGTATATGATGACGCAGAATTAAGATCAGTAGCCTTTTTTGCATATAATTATAATTGTTGTGAAATGTTTTATAAAATGAAAAAAGGAATTGAATGTAAAGAAAATGAAGTTGAGCTTAATCAAAAAGCAGGCAGGTTTTATGAATCGCTTAAAACACTAATACAATTAAGTAGAGAAGAAATACAGAAATATGTTGATAATGGTGTGAATGTAGGAACAACGTACATAACAAAAACACAAGAATATTCTGATTATGAAAAAAGTAGAATGATGATAAGGGTAAGAGATAGTAAGGTTATGAGATTTTTTAGAAAATTATTGCCATTCAATAAGGATAAGGAAAGAAAATATGATGAATTAAATCAAAAATATGGTTTTTTACAAAAAGATTATGAAGATAAAAGTGAAAAAATGAAACAATATAAAGTCGATAATTTAGATAGCAAAATAGAAAAAGATGCTATTTCGCAAGTTAAGGATGGAGTTAGAGAGAATAGAAAAATTGAAGATAAGCAAAGACAAGAAGGTATTGAAAGGTAAAGGATAAAAAAATAGGTTGTCAGAGTATTGATATAAAATTTCACATACTTGTTTCGCAATCGCACCGTGCTAAATACTTATGTCGGATAAAGAATTTGAAGATTTAGCTTCTTTTGTAAAGCAGGAAATTGTCAAGAATGAAGAAATTCTATGAAAATACAAGGATTTATCAATTTTGCCACCAGCGTTGGCAAAATTACCTTGGACGCATAATTGTATAAAAATGTCGAATTTAAGCCAGAATATATTGGACAATTAACTTGTATACAACTGCGGTAGATGAAACATAAAAAAAATAATTTGTAACGGAAATAGAAATATGGAAAATATATAATATTAAATTTTGGAAAAGTTCTAGCCTATCCACCAACAGGGTATTGACAAATTACTCC